CAAAAAAATAGACGTTCTTGTTTGAAAAAAAAGAAACAACCGACGGTTGAATCGGAGCGAACGGAAGCACTCGCGGAAGCGAAACGGCTTCTGTCGGAGCATTACGATTGCGGGTTTACAATCGTCTCGTGGGAACAGGGAGGCGAGACGATGCACGGAGAGTTTGTATTCGGAAACAAGTACGCCGTCGAAGGACTCGCGGGAGACTCGTTCAGCATTTTATTTCCAGACGCAGAAGAAGAAGAGGAGGACGAAGACGCATGAAACTAACACTTGAATTTAACGAGACCGAGCGATACGAGCACGAGGTGGCCTGCAAAGCCCTTGATATATTGATCCTAGTGGATGACATAGACCAAGAGCTTCGCTCCGCTCTCAAGCACGAATGCGGCGAATTTGCGAAACTCGACGTGGACACAATGGAGGCCGTCCGCGCATGGATTTGGGAGCAACGAACCAGCCGGAATATCCCAGAACTTACATGAAGGGATGGAAAAAATGGATGGCGGTCGGATGCTCTCATGGCGATCAAATCGACCCTGATGCACGCAAGGCCGTCCTCGTGTTCAAGGAACGCTGGAAACCAGACACGACTATCATGCTTGGCGACTTCCTAGACCTAGCCGCGTTTCGCTCCGGTGCTATTTCAGATCCGAACTCAAGCGACCGCGCCGCGAGCATCTCGGACGACCTTTCTGCCGGTATTGATTTCCTGCACGAACTCAGACCGCAACACATTCTCTACGGAAACCACGAAGCGCGGCTCTACAGGCTGGCATCGTCGCCTAACGCTCTAGCGGCTCACGCCGCTACGCTCACGATCCAAGCGATAGAGAAGACCGCGAAGGAACTCAAAGCGAAATTGTATCCGTACCACATTCGATCCTTTTACGAGCTAGGCGGAACCAAGTTTCTGCACGGTTATATGTATAACGTGCAAGCCATCCGCGATCATGCGGAGACATACGGCCAATGCGTCCTGGCGCACCTACACCGAGTCGGCTGGGAACGCGCACGCACGCTCGACGGCGCAAGCGGCTATTGCGTCGGAATGCTGGCACGTTTCGATATGGAATATGCGAGCACGCGCAGGGCAACATTCGCTTGGTCGCAAGGCTTCGCGTATGGTTTTTATAAAGACAATTCGATCACCGTAAATTTATGCGAAAGAAAAATCAATCAACCGTGGCTGTTGCCGATGTAAGCAAAGCCTGGTCGGCCTTCTACGAAACAACGAAAGTTGAAAGCGAGAAAGAGCTTACGGATCAAGGCTGGAAGACCATTCGCACTATTGCGGACGAGTCAAAGCTGACCATTGCGGCTATAACTTGCCGAGTTAATACTGCGATTGGCAAAGGGACTCTTGAAGCAAAAAAGGCAACAATACGCACGGCTCAAGGCGTTCGCGAGGTGAAATTATACCGACCGATCTCAAAATAAAAAAGCCCGCAGATGCGCTCCAGCATTGGTTGAGCGCATATGTAAAGCTTTTTCCTCAGATTTATTTTCGCACTTCGCGAATTATTTTCTTTTCATCCGAAACGACATCTAGGATTGTTTGCACATCGAAAGGGAATGACTCCCAACGATACAAACCAAAAACAGAAAACCAAAAATGAAAATCAAAGAACTCGAAATCGGAACAAAGTATCAAAAAGCAGATGACTCAAGCATCTGGATCAAAACTGGCAAGACCGTTTCAAAGAGATTCGGAACTACTCAACCCTCCATTCGCCACGACCGACGAATCAACTGCGTTGTCGTTAAATAATTTTTATATATGGAACCACTAACATTTCTCGCCCTATTTGGAATCTGCACTTGCTGTGCCTTTATCGCCGGTTACTTGATCGGCAACATCAAAGCCACCTGCGAATCCGAACAAACCCGCCGCTGGTGGATGAACCGCCAGATCAAACGGGAGCGCCGTTAATGACCGCCGAAGAACTACATGACGCGGAATGCCAATTCACCCGCAATTTATTGTGCGGGATGATACAACAGACCGTTGCCGATCTGCAAAGCGAGAAGGTCTTTTTGAGCCGACAACTAAACGAGCATCAAGAACTTGACCGCGACTCCGCATTGCATTTCATACGCTCCAAAGCATTCCAAGGCATCTGCGATGTCCTATCACTCCCAGCAGACAAGATCAAAACGAAAGCATTGAAATATGAATGCAAGGTACTTTGCAGCAAAGTTCTCTCCAAAGAATCCTGATCTTGTAAATTGGGATCTGGTGATTCAAACACAAGCACAGCAAGATCAAATTGAAAATCACGGCATTGGGTTTGATGGTGGGTGCGAATACCGACATATAAAAATTGATAGATGGACGCACGTAATGCAAAAAAGAATTTGGGAAAATAAAATAAATGCCACAGTTGTCGAACTAGATCCTGTATTTACACCAGAGAAATCATACAAGTCATTTAGGTTAAAGGCGACGACATACGCTGATCTATTGCTTGCAAAAAAAATATTAGAATCAATGAATTACTTTCTAAATAATAACTATGAGTGGACGGAGGGGGTTAAAAAATGATACTCTCACTCGATCCAGGAACGACGCACACCGCATTCGTGCAATACGACCACGGAAAGATAGTTGATCACGGTCACCTTCCCAATGCCGAGATCCGCCAGATTCTTATCGGTCGCGAATACACTCGGTGCGCCTGCGAGATGATCGCCAGCTACGGCATGGCGGTAGGCTCCAGCACATTTGAAACGTGCGTCTGGATCGGGAGGTTTATCGAGGTTGCACGAGTGGACGTCGAGTTGATCTTTCGGAAAGACATTAAGCTTTTTCTCTGCGGCACGATGCGGGCAAAAGACGCCAACGTGCGTCAGGCATTGCTCGATCTCATCGGGCCGCAGGGAACAAAGAAAACCCCAGGGCCGACTTATGGAATTAAGTCGCACACTTGGGCGGCACTCGCTGTGGCCGTTTACGCAGCACAAAACAACAAAGGAAAATAGAAAATGAAAATAGATAATATTGATGGGTCGAAAATAGCTGAAGCAATCATCAGGTTTGCTGATTCAGTTACTCCGCAAAATAGTATAGAATGCAAAGATGCGGCTGGAGTTAATGTTAGTTCATTAACTGAAGCTGTAATGGGTATGACAGCTGGATTAGTCGAAATATCTGATGCTATATATTCTTTGGGCGAAGCTATTGATAATCACTCATTTCACCACGAACCACAAACCACAACATCAGAAAATCAATAAAATATGAAAATAACAAAAGGAAAGCAACAGCGCGCCCAGCGCGTCGTCATCTATGGAGTGGAGAGCGTAGGCAAAAGCACATTCGCGGCCAAATTCCCAAGGCCGCTGTTCTTGGACATCGAGCAAGGAACATCGCACTTGGACGTTGATCGCTGCGAGATCAGCAACTGGAAGCAATTAACGGATGCGTTAACAGAAGCCAAAGCCACCGATTACAAAACCATCGTTATCGACAGCGCAGACTGGGCAGAGCGCCTGTGCGTAGAAGACCTGCTCGCTTCGACTAAGAAATCCAGCATCGAGGACTTCGGCTTTGGCAAGGGTTGGGTCATGGTCGCGGAAAGAATGAGCCGGTTCCTGTCATCCGTTGATCAGCTCATTGACGCCGGCAAGAATGTGGTAATGATCGCGCACAGCAAGATCGTAAGGTTTGAAGCGCCAGACGCTCTCGCTGCATACGACAGATACGAGTTGAAACTCAGTAAACAATCGGCGCCGCTCTTGAAAGAGTTTGCTGACGAGCTTTGGTTCTTGCGTTTTAAAACCAAGGTAAGCACTACGGACTCCGGCAAAGGGAAGGGCATCGGCGGCAAGGAACGAATACTGTTGACCACCCACTCGGCAGCATACGATGCAAAGACGCGCAGCGGCCTTGCGGAAGAGTTGCCGCTAGAATGGGCATCGGTCGCGCATCTGTTCGAAGCCGTTGCAACCAAACAACCAGATCATATCGTTGACTCCGACGAAATGGTCGGCTGGCAAGCACGACTCGCAGAGCACGAGGGCGCGGTAAATCAATTTTTGATCGCTCGCGGCGTCCTAACAAGCGAGCAAACTTGGCGCGACTGCGCTCCGGAATACCTGCACCGCGTTGCGCTTCGGGTCGATCAATTCGTCAATACGGCGGTAGAGTGGAGGAAGTCCAACTCGTGACAAATACTACCCATTATTTGCAACATCACTTATACCTTAAATGTTTAAAATGAGATGAGTAAAGAAATATCACCTAGCACGCTTCCCAAACTCGCCGAGTGCGCTCTCTTCGAGGGCGCAGGCGGAACAAGCGCGGCATCGGAGCGCGGCACGGCGGTCGATCTTGCGATCCGTAACTTGATCTCGGCAGAGCATGACGTAGCAATAGTCGGCGAAGACGCCGGAGCTATCGCATACGGAGTTGAGGAACTAACGCGCCTAGCAAAAGGATCGTTCATCGAGACCCGCGAGGAGTACTTGGCGATGGCAGTTCCTGGACTTAGTAAGCTCGGCACGGCTGACGCAGTTTGTAAGGAACAGAAATGGGTTGCCGATATCAAGACGGGTCAGGTGCGGAACTATCGCGAGCAACTCGCGGCCTACGCATTGGCGTGCATGGAAGACAACTTTGACACGAGTTGGACTGCGCACGTCATTTATGTCGATCAAAAAATGATTCGTAGCTATGACTTTAGTTACGAGGAAGCCAAGCAGATCACCCAACGCACAATTGACCGAGCAACAAGCGCGGATGCGAAGCCGACTCCTTGCGAGTATTGCTCATGGTGCAAACACTACAACAACTGCCACGCCATCGTGCGGCAGGCTGAGAGCGCCATCGCTCTCATACCAGACGTGACAGGTAACAGCATCGAGGCTATCAGAGATCGCATCCTTGCCACGCCGGAGTCACTAGGGTCTTTTATCCGCGAGTGGAAACTGGCGGAGAAGGAGATCGCGGAGCCGCTGCTTGGTCACCTTAAAAGCCGTCTCGAAAGCGGAGACGAGGTTACCGGCTGGAAGCTGACGAGCGTAAGCGGTCGGAAGTTTGTGGAAGCTGATGCTATCGCAAAGGCCGCCGAAGGTATCAGCAAAGAGACACTAATACTCGCGATGGGCGGCAAGCTATCGGAAAAGAGTTATATCGAGTTTTGCGCCAATAACGGAGTTGAACCGGATACAACGGCGATCAAAGCGGGAGCGCCAACAACACAACTAAGGCAGACCAAGATCAAATAATTTCCTCGCCAACCTACAAAGGCCCGTCCCGTAGGTAAGCAGGGGCAAAGGGGGGCAGCGCATCCCAAAAAACGCTGACCAACAACAACAAAATAGAAAATACAAAATGCCAACATACAAAGCATCAGAACCTAAACAAGCGGCCATCTACTTCGTCGAGCCTGGAACATACGAAGTGGAAATCATTAAAGCGGTCGAGAAAACAAGCCAAGCAGGCAACCCGACGATCAAACTCGACGTTCAAGTCATACTTGAAGGCGGCGTAGAAGGGCCGAAAATGTGGGAGCATCTCACATTTACTCCCAAGGCGGCGTGGAAAGTTGATCAAGTGCTGTCCAGCATCGGTCGGGCCGTCATCCCAGGCGAAGACGTAACGGTCGAAGCCGAAGACTTGATCGGAGAAAAGGGAGTCTGTCTCATTGGAGTCGAGGCAGGCCAGACAAACCCAGACCATCAGTTTAATTGCATTGAGCGTTGGTTATTCGGTGACGAGAAAGCAAAGTGGCTTGGCAACAGGCGCAAGCCAGCGGCCAAGCAAGACAAGCATATCGTTGCGAAAAGCAACGGCTATGTTGCACAACCCGCTGACGAAACCGACGACATTCCGTTTTAATAAATGAACGGATCTCTCACTCTCCGGTTGGTCATCTGTATGAACGATTGCCCGATAGGGTTGCGCCTAGAAAGGGGCGATCCGCTACCGGTCTATCAGCACACATACGACGACTCGCCGGAGGGGAGAGCATTGGCAGAAACCCATTTAGAAAGAATAGCAGATTATGTTCGACGGCATAACAAGACTACTAAATCTTACAAGACTAGTTAAAGACCAGATGGCTGATCTTGAATTGCTTGTAGACTTATTAAACAAACGTATCGAATACTTAGATAATGAAAACGATGAACTGCGAAAAGACAACCGACGGCTCCGCCAATTCCTATCAGGACAAGACGAATAGGATGCAACACTGGAAAGGCTATCCGCTACGCTGTTGGCCGAACCACCAAGACGATTGCTACAGATGGGATTGGGAAATCCTAATCGACGGCACTTGGCTTGAGGTCGTTACTCAGTCAACGAGGTGGATGGAGGACGAGGCCGAGGAGGTGCTGGAAAGGCATTTAAATAAGAAACAAAATATATGAATTACGATGATTTTATAAGCAATAAAACAAAACGAGCTTTATCGCATGGGTTTGATCCTTTGCCGATAAAAGCTCCACTTTTTGATTGGCAGAAATATATAGTCGAATGGGCTATTAGAAAAGGACGCGCTGCGTTGTTTGAAGATTGTGGGCTTGGTAAAACAGCTCAACAATTAGAATGGGCAGATCAAGTCAAAAGAAAAACAGGCGGATCTGTTATCATCCTAACTCCGCTTTCGGTATCTCGCCAAACACGCAATGAGGC